TTTACCATTAGAAGTAACACAAGACAACCAAACGGTTTTTAACATATTTCAAGAGCCTATAAAATCAAATTTATTCATCAACGATTTGATTTATTTCGAAAACAAAGATTATAACATTCAATTCATTGACAACGCTTGGAAATTAATTTGGCTAAACGCTTTTCCTCTCAAAACTTCAGACTTTTTAGTATTTAGAAAATAATAGTAAAACAAAAAAATCATGGTAGACGGTAAACAAATAAAAGAAGGTACAATTACGGAAGCTAAAATAGCAGCACTTCCAACAACACCAAGTACTCAAAACAGTCCAGTGAGCAAAGCTCACTTAGATACTGTAATAGCTCAATCTATTAACAATCAAGATTGGAAAGCATCTTGTAGAGTAGCGGTTGCTACAAATGTAAACATTGCCACTCCAGGAGCCACATTAGATGGTGTATCTATGAATAATGGCGATAGAGTATTATTGTTTGCACAATCCACCGCTAGCGAAAACTTTATTTGGGTTTGGAACGGAGCTTCAACAGCTATGACTAGAGCAACTGATGCCGATGGTAATACCGAAGTAACGCCTCAAGCTGCAACAACTATCGAAGAAGGAACTTCTGCTAGTAAATCTTTTAGAATAACCAATACAGGAGCTATAATCGTAGGAACAACAGCTATCACAGTTCAATCTTTTGTGACATTAGCAAGTGCTAATCCATCGGTAGATAATAAATTCATGACAGCAAGTGCAACTACTACCAATGGAGATTTAGCCTGTGCCACAGCCATGACAGCTACACCAGCATCAGGAAGTTATGTTAGCGTATCTGTGAATGGTGTTGAACCCGAAGTAGGCAATGGTGTAAAAACAAAAGCTTGTTATTTTTCTGGCGATTCAGGAGCAACAGCACGAGCTTTCAATGCTATCGTGGCTAATGATAATTTGTATTGGAACGGTTCAATTGCGGGGTATCAACTAGCAACAACTGATATTATTTCATTTGAATATAACGTGTAAGGTATTCGAATTAAATTAACAATTCCTGTAGCGTAGAACATATCTGTATTAGTCGAGTTACTGTATCGAATTTCTAATACTTTGTCGTGTTTTACTTTGCACCATATTTTTTCAGACAAATGAATTATTTCTGTGAAATTAGGACTTGTGTTGTTAATTCGCACTTGAAAATACTGATCTATATAATTAACCATATCAATGGTAAACTCATAAACATCGTAATTGAAGATGTTGTAAATAGACCCAGCTACCACCGCAATATCGGTTCCTGAATAGTTGTCTAGAATGACAATCACATCTGCATTTTTAGTTTCGTCAAATACAGTTTCTTCAATTAAAAACCAATCGTTGTTTACCAAGATGTAATTTCCTGATACTGCCCAACTAGGCAATGTTCCGTTTAAAAAATGAGTAGATGCAACTGTGTTTGTATCAAAATCATAGGTATTGCCCGATGTAAAATAGATACCTGTTTTTCCGTTGCCTAGATCATACAGCCTTGCATCCCGCTTGTCTTTGACTCCCATATTATTGGTTTTTTTGAAAACGGGAACTTCTATTTCGGTCAAATCAGATTTGATAATCTTGGCAGTATTGGTGTTATAATTTGATTTGAATTGTGTTGTAATGACATCGGCAGATTGAAACTGTTGTATTTCTTGATAGGCTAAAGAATCATCTTTGGCAAAAGCCTCATTGCTCAAGGTGTTTTCGTCTGTTTTGTAATTAGCTGCATCGCCCCAAGTAATGCGATTGGCAAAACGAATGGAGTTTGATTTTGAAATATAAAAATAGGGGAGTGTTCCGGAACCAAAAGCGTTTACTGAAAAATCTTTTTGAAATGAACATCCAAAATTGTCTCTTACATACAAAGTGTAATTTCCAATTGACAATGAGTTAAACGTATTACTTGACTGCCAATCTATTCCGTCTAACGAATATTCTAAAACTAAATCATCAAAAGTAGATTTAAGAATTGTTGCGCTAATGATGTCGTCTGGCGATTGAATGACTGATGCGCTAAAATCGTCAGGGTTTAAAAATTTAGGTGCTTCGATAGATACGGTAATATGGTCTGAATAGTCAATAGTAACTGTTGTGTTTCCTGTTGTTGGAACCACGCTTTCGTTTACTATCAATGTGAACACACCCGATGTTACCGTAATATTTTTGATGGTGTATTTTTTATTGTTGGCAGGGTTTGGTGCGTTTTCAACAATAAAAGCATTGCCTACTACCATAAATTCATGGTAACCTCCTGTAAGAAAAACTATTTTATTAGTAGACACCCCGCCAGAAATAGTCGTTTCAAAACGCACCGATTTATTGGTTAGTTTGGTTAAATTATCCGAAAGTTCAACTGTGGCTATTTGGTTTCTGAATATATCAATCACCAAAGGCGATAGGGTAGTGGTGGCTATTGTTGCTTTTGCTTTTTGGCAAAAATCGGCTGTAGCTTGTCTTAGTGTTGTGGAAACAAAAAGCAATCCATTTGGTTTTACATTACTTACCAAAGGGGTTATTAAACTTGAACCTAAAGAGCCAGCGTTTGGATAACCTGAACCTCCATGTACAAAATATTTTTGATTATTTGTAGAGGTGATTGTTACACTATTTTGATTTCTGGTAACGGTTATTCCCGATACTCCAACCAACGAAGCCTGAAATCCTATTGCTTCTTGTTCCCCAATAATACCTGTTGGTGGTTTTATTTCAATTTCACCACTATTGTTTAAAGGTAAGTTGTTCCAATATTTAGAAATAGTAGTTCTGTTGGTTGGATACGCGCTTCCGTAGGTGCCAATGTAGAAGTAAACAAAGGTTTGATTTACAGTGAAGCTTTTATTGAATTCGATTGTTATTTTTGAATTTGCCATGATTTTATACGTAAATTAAGTTAGTTTTATTTCGGTCGTTACCGCTCAACATACATCCCAAAGTTGTTTTATTGATATTATAAGTAATAGATGCCTCAGATATTCCCAAGAAAAAAACGCCTGTTTGAGTATCCATAATTATTTTTTTACAAGAATGATTATTCATTTGTGCTTTTGACATATTTATTTTTGAAATTTCATTCCTTTTTGAACCTAAATTATGATTATTTCCAATATGTGCTAATCCAATTTTACGTTTTGTTTCTTCTGAATGAATACGTCCTATAACATTAATTCTACTTATTTCAGATAACTTTTTTTTAGTTTCTTCAGTATGCTTTTTTCCAACACGTTTGAATTTATTTGCAATTTTCATTTTAGCAACGGTTTCTGCGGAACTAAATCCGCTTCTATCTGAACTTTTTGTCAATAAACAATTCAATCCATTAAAACCTACTACAGAATACAAATCCTGATAAAATCTTTCCTTGTCATTTAATTCAGAAGCTTCACACTCACATAAAATTTCAAAATTATGTTTTTCAACTCCATATTTTAAAAATGAATTGTAAAGTATGGTTTGTCCCTTACAATTATGCAATCCTGTATAATGCTTAAATCTTATTTCGATATTCACGCTTTGCCCAATATATACCTTTTTTGAAGGTGATGTAATCTTATAAATTCCTATCATAAATTGATATTTTTAACTAAAAATTAATACATAAATATACTGATTTTAAACGGTTTTTCCTAACGATTTGCCTTCAAAATCTTCCACGTTCCGCGACCATTCGGTTTTAAATTAAAAAGGAATCCTTTTTCTTTTTCGTTATCCTCATTGATGAATTCTACTAGTCCGTAAAAATTAATTACTTCTTTACCTAGAATTGTTGTTTTACCTTCTACTTGCTGCATGATTTCAAAATCGCAAACGTGTTCAAATTCTATCCATTCTGGGAAGAATCTTGCTTTATTTAATTCATGATTGATAATATCTCCGTTTTCTGAATACTCATTTTTGCCATTCAATTTTGTTTTTAATTGACTGTTTGCTTTAGAACTGGCATAACGAACATAGTCAGTTGGATATTTTTTGAAACCGCCAGCAAACCACCAGCTATGACGAAGCAAGCAATTTATGGGAGAAAACCGTAAATTGGTAGCTGTTTCTGGGCTGAATACTCCTGTGGGTTCTTTTTCAAAATCATCAGCCCATTTTCTTTGTTTAAAAATAGAATCGACACCTCTTTTTAAATCTAAAAGAACGTTATCTGTATCATAACTTGTGTCTTCGGTGTCGTTTAGTGATTTTGGTTTTCTCCTTGCGAATTCTGGTCCGTAATTATCAAATCTAAATGGGGCTATTTTAGAATAAATCCCTTTTACTCGATGAATTACAGTTGTGTATTTGGATTGTGTGTTATATTCGTCCAATCCACAAGCTTCTTGATAATCGCCTCCTTTTTCGCTTCCAAATTCTAAGCTAGAATAATAGTATTCTGATGCGCATGATCTTTTTACATTTTTTACTTGATTAGGCAAACGAATAGTGACGTTGTTGTTAAAGAAAAAGGAACGTTCTTCTAATCTAATACGCTCTTTTGCGTTTATTTTCTCAATTCCTATTCCTATATTCCAAACTACATCTAATGAGGCTACAGCATCTTTGAAAGAAGTTGTTAATGGTTTGAATAGGTTTTCGACTTTTGAAGTAGTTGCTGTTGCTTCGCTAGGGATGGGAAATTTATCAAACTGACGAATCCAAAATCCATGAGTTACAGCACACAAAGCTCCTGGTCCATCTTCTGGGTATCCTAAATCTTTTCTTCCTAAAAATTCTGAGTATAATGCTTTTACAGAAAGGAAAATCCAAAATATTGACGATGAAATCGACAAAAACAATGAGTTCTATGATAAACAAATTGAATTAGCAGGAAATGATGAACGTCAAAAGGATTTGCTTCAAAAAGAACGCGACAAAAAGAATGAGGAACTAGAAAAGAAAAAGAGAAAAGCCCAAGAAAAACAAGCTAAGTACGATAAAGCAGCAGCAATTGCTCAAGCTACAATTAGTACAGCGTTAGCGGTTCTTAATGCACTAAATACTAAACCTTTTCTACCATTAGGACCCATAATGGCGACTTTAGCCGGAGTATTAGGAGCGGTTCAAATTGCAACAATTATCGCTACTCCTATTCCAAAATATAAAGACGGTCGTAAAGGTGGACCAGCGGAAACGGCTTGGGTTGGTGATGGTGGAGTACCTGAGGTAATCACAAACTCACAAGGTATGAATCCAAGATTAACACCAAAAATCCCAACGCTTACACATTTAGAACAGGGCGACATTGTGCATAAATCATTGGCAGATTACCAGTCTTATATGCGAGCTTCGATTTTATCAGGATTGAAAATGGATAACCATAGATTGAATGATTTTCAAGCGATGCAAAACGAGGAAAAATACGGAAAAGAAATGCTTGAGGAATTGAAACGAAATACTAAGGCTATAGAAAGACAAAAAAACGGGTCGGTTATCAATATGCCTAGCATGGACATTAATCATCATTTATGGAAAATGAAAAACACTAATTGGAACTAATGAGCAATATAAACCCAACCTACAACGATCGAGTTGAATATGAACTTTACAATAAAAACCAAGGCAGTTTATCTGGAATCATGCCTATTGGTTGGCAAAGCGACGAAAAAGAATATGCACGTCACGAAACCTATCATGGTATTGTTTCTCGATTTTCTAATTCCTTAAAATTTACCGATGCCGGAAAAGATTTTATTCAATTAATAGAACGTTCTAGTCCCTGTTTTTGCAATTCATACAAAGAGTCGGACAATTTTTTAGCTCTATCTAAAGCTTCTTTAGCTGCTTTGTCTTGTTCTGCTTGAGCTATTTTTGAATTAATTACATTATCATTATTAGAGTTGTTGTTTTTTGCTGTTCTTTGTTGAATAAAACCTTTAACAGTAGCGTTTTCTTAAGAGGCAAAAACGGTTGAATTGTTTAATTCAGCAATTTTTTGTCTGTTTTGTTTTATAGTTTGGTTTCTTCTTCCTTGATTAAATATTGAACTTTCAGATGCTATTTTTTTATTTATTTTTTCTAGTTCTAAAGCTGCTCTAGTATTTTCTTCGATAGTAGCATTATTCCACGCAATCACATTTTGCAGATCTTCAAGACTTCTTTTGTTTTTGTCTGCATAGTTTTTGTTGGCGCTATCTGCACCTTCTTTTCTTATTTTTGCTAATTCTCTTTCTCTTTTTTGCTCACTACTTGTAAACCAGTTGTCTAATAATTCCAATGTATCAATAGCATCATTGACCCAGAATTTTAAAAACTCACCGCCAGCATTTCCTTTTTCTGATAAGGATAAAATAAAACTTCCCCATGCACTCTCTAATTTGTCTATTGATCCTTGCAGAGTGTTGGTTCTAATACTTGCTTGTTCTGTGGCTGTTCCGTTTTCGTTCATTTTTGTAATTAAGTCTTTCAACCTATCGGTATGACTTAAAACATTTAGGGCAGCAGTAGCATTTTCTAATCCAAATATTTTAACTATTGAGGCATTGTCTTTCAACAATGGTTTTAAAAGTTCTAGTTTTTGTTGTATAGGAATGGATTTGTCTTTTAGCGTTTCTAATGAAATACCTAATCTTGTAAATTCTTCTTGCGCTCTCCTTGGTAAGGCATCTGGTGCGCTTATTTTTAATAATACATTTCGTAGCGCAGTACCTGCATCGGCTCCCTTTAATCCGTTTTCTGCTAATAGTTCTATTAAAGCGGTGCTTTCTTGAATGCTTATATTTGATGTTCTTGCTACTGCTCCAAATTTTAACAATGCTTCTGTTACTTCGGGAATTTCGGCTGCTCCAAACTTGGCACCGTTTGCCAAAGCATCTATAAAAACTGTTGCTTGTGAGGCATCAGCACCGAATTGATTCATAGCATCAGTTAAGGCAATGGCAGCATCCGGCATTTCCATTCCTGAAGCTTGAGCCAAAGTTAAAACAGCTTCGGTTACTTGATTTAATGCAGATACATTTTCGAGTAATTCTGGTTTTGCGGAAGCTATTAATTTGTAAGCCTCTACTACAGCAACCGCTCCGCCTTTCGTTCCTTTGCCCAGTTCAATAGCTTGGTTTTTTAGGTATTCTAAATCTTTACCTGTTGCACCAGTGATTGCTTTCAAATCTGCCACTCCTTGTTCAAACTTTTTAATGGTATCAAAAGCATTTTTCATTATCGAAGCAAACAAAGCAATACCACCAACCAATCCAAAAGCACCTACTAGATTTTTAATACCACTAGTTAGGTTTGCTATCTTTGGATAATTCCCCACTGATTTATGAAAATCACCCACCGCCTGGTCCGCTTTTCGAACCCGAACATCTAATCTTTCAAACTCTTTTTGGGCTTTTTTAATTGCTTCGGTGTTTTGATTTTCGGCAGCTAATAAGTCAAGCAAGTTCCTTTTAGCAATGGTTCTTTGTAAATTGAGCTTTGTGTAAGCTGTTGTCATTTTACTGGCTAAAATAGCCTGTTCCTTTTCGGCTCTATTTTTTTGTTCTATAGCCAATCTTTCTTCGGCAGATAGTTTTATAGTTACTTTAGTAGCATCTTGTTTTTTCTTGGCAAGATCTAAAGCGAGTTTCTCTGTTTTCAACGCTTCTTGCTTGACTTTTTCCAAGTTTGTTTCGGCTACTTGCTGTTCTTTTAATATTGTAATCGTTTTTTCGGATAGTAGTTTTACTTCATTTTTCTGTTTAATGAATTCGGTTTGATTTTCGCTTCTACGCAATTTTACGTTCTCAGCATTCAATAAAATAATTGAATCTACAAACTCTCTATTTTTTGCAATTGCATCATTTAATGTTTTTGCATATTCATCACCCCAACGCAAAGCATCGTCCGTGATTATGTCTTTTCTGGTGATAGTACCTTCTGCCATTATTTCTTGTTTTTAGCGTTATTTTTTTCGATGGCTGTAATTTTATTTTTTACTTGGTTTTCTAAGGATTTGAATTTCTCTACTGATACAGTGTAATAGTCATAATCGTAACCTAAAACAGAGGAGTAACTAGCCATTAGATTGATGATTGAGTTGTCTGTATTTTCCGATTTTGATTCATCAATTTTTGGAAGCCCTTGTTTGAGTTGGTTTATTTTATTGATGATTCCTTTGCTTTCACGTTCGACACGTTCCAAGTCTTCATTGTAAAATCCATCTCGAAATGTGTATCCATAATCTCTAAGAATATCAATCAGTTTTTGATTTGTATCAAATTTTAAGGATTCGATAATTAACTTTATCTCAAGGTATTTTTTATCCAAGTACTCGATTTCTCTTTCGAGATTGAATACTTTGTTGCTGTTTTGCTTATTGTATTTATTTTGATATTCTTCGAATAATTGTTCCCAAATGGTCGCCAATTCATTGATGTCTGTTTCTTCATCAGATAGCAATGTAATATTGCCTGATTCAATGATTTCAGTAAAGGTTACCATTGGTAATTTTCGGAGCGTTTTGTAAATCATAATCCTAATTTTTGGCGGTTGTTTTTTAATACGAATGGTAGAAATTTAGTTTCGATAACCTCTTTTAGGTTTTTGTCTGTCAATCCAAAAAGACTTGATGAAAGCCAATTCGGACTGTCTAAAATATCATCGGTTTTTGGATCAGTGGAACCAAAGAAAAAAACATCATCGAGAACGGTTACATAGAACTTACTCAACCAATCGCCAGTGTCTTTTCCGGTGAATGGTTCTCCAGCTCCTTTTGCTCCGTTGGTTATTAATTCGGTGGCTTTGGAATAGAAACCTATTGCTTTTCCGTAAATGTCCTGGCTGTCTTGATTGATTTGTTTTTTGTTCAACTCAACCATGTAGTCCGAAACGGTTTTGATGAATTCAAAAAGTTCTCTGGAAATGATTTCAGAGCTTACTGTTTTGGAACGTTCGAGTTGTTGTTGGAATGTTGCCATGATTTTAAACAAAAAAGAGGCTAAACCATCGTGTGGTTTTAGCCTCTTATTCAATAAGGTTATTGTTTTTATTCTTCTGAATCTGCTTTTTTGGTAGCGATTTTAAACGCTTTTTTCAACTCAGCCAATCGTTCTTTTGGTTGAATGCTTTTGAAAATCCAAGTATTCTCAAATTCAGCTTTGAATTGCTCAAACGTCCTACTATAATTTTCTTCAAACGTGATGCCTTTGTATTTAGCACGTGACATTGATTATACAGTAATTGAAACTCCACCCACGCTTTCGTAAGTAGCTTCTGTTTGAACTACAACTCCATTTAAATCAATCACGTTTCCAGTTACAAATCCTGTTCCTGTAAACTCATATACACCGTCGGCATCTGGAACTACAAATGAATGTGTTACAGCGGAACCGTTTGATGTTTTGAAAGTAATATCAGGGTCAGTAAATGAAGTTACTGGATCAAGAGCATCGCCTGTCAATACTTTGAATTTAACCGAAGTTGCAGAAGAACTCACAACAACGATTTTAGCATCAAAGATTCCGTTTACTTCAATGTGGCTCCATGTTGGTTTTACAATGACACCGTTTTTCTCGAAATCTTTGTAATCAGAATAAACCAAAGTTACTGGAGTGTAAGCTGGTTTGTCAGGCATGGCATCGACACGTTTTCCAACTTCGATTGTTACCAATTGCCCTCTAACTTTTACACCGTCTGGAGTAACTCCTTTTATTTCTTGAGCATCGGTAAATTCATAAATACGCATGGTCTTATTATTATAAGACGCTAATGCAGCATGAGAATTCAAACCAATCATGCAATTGAAAGTTCTGATTTTCTTACCGTTTTTAGTTTTGTATTTCGAATTTCCTTCGAAGAAAGTATCGGCAGTGTCTCCTATAGCTAATTCTTCTATTTCATACAATGGTATGATTTCTTTTGAATTAATATCGGTTTTCCAAGTCGCTAATGTTTTGGCAGCTTCTACTGTGGCAAATTCTTGCTCATCAGTAGCGAGTGCGTGTCTAATGACTACTCCTTCTCGGAATTGGTCATTGGCACCTGTGTTTTTATTGCTTTCACCGATTGAGGTGAATTCTACGATTATGCTCATAGGTTCTATTTTTTAGTTGTTATTAAACGAATATTTTATTTCTCCATTGATAGAAAAGGTGTGATAGGGGTGAGAATCTTTGAAATTCATTTTTTCGATATTGAATTCTTTGAATACGTTTTTCAATCCTTTTTCTAAACCTTTAATCTCAAATGCTTTTGTTCTTTGAATTAATTTGACACAGTTATCATGAACTTCTGAATTAGATTTATAAGCTGTTCCTGAAAACAATTTATCAGTGTTAAGCATAAAAACTATTTTTACTTTGGAAGTAAAAAGCAGTCCTTCTTTGGTTGGATTTACATCTTCTTCTATAAAAAAAATATTTCCTCCCGGTGCTTTTCTATCGTCATAAAAAACGTCTTTTAGCTCTTTACTTGATATGTAAACGGCTGGTATAAATGATTTTCCGTCTTTAGAAGGAATTTTTTCGACTTTTCCATAAAAATCAACTTCGATAAAACCTAAATGCTTTTCTAATACATTTTGAATTATTTTAATCTTGTGATTGATTCCTTTTGATGGATAGTCGTTGTAGTTCATAATTACCAGAGTTTGCCGTTTTGAACGGTTGCGTTTTTTGGAAACAGTATTTTTTGAGCATCTTTTATTGATTTGTTAAAATGATACTCTAATCCTTTTGCAACAAAAACTCCATTGTCATTTTTTATGCCATTGAGTTCTAATTTTAAGTTTTGAAAACTCAATTTTGCATTGCGCTCTGCAAGATTCATTCTGCCAGATGAAACAAACAATTCTAGCATTTTAATTGCTATAGAGTATCCGATTGCATCATCAAAGAGCTTTGGTCTTGCAAGAATTAATTCAGAATAATCAACTGTTTCTATGTATTGTTCGTTTTTATCGAAAATACATG